TTCCGATCTGTTAAGAATGTTGTTAAGTTGGCATACAATGCAAGCAAGACAGATCGTGATACATTGTACAAAAAGGGTATTAACCCAGTAGTTGCTTTCCCAGGACAGGGTACTGTTCTATTCGGAGACAAAACTCTGTTGGCTGCTCCAAGTGCATTTGATCGTATCAATGTGCGTCGTTTGTTTATCGTTCTTGAGAAGTCTGTTGCAACTGCAGCTAAGTTCCAATTGTTCGAATTCAACGATGGCTTTACTCGTGCTCAATTCAAGAATTTGATCGAGCCATTCCTACGTGATGTTCAGGGTCGTCGTGGTATTACTGATTTCCGTGTTAAGTGCGATGACACAAACAACACTGGTGAAGTTATTGACCGTAACGAATTCGTTGCCGACATCTTCATTAAACCAAATCGTTCTATCAACTTCATCACCCTCAACTTTGTTGCTGCTCGTTCTTCGATCAGTTTCAATGAGGTAGGTGCTTAATTATAAGGGAAGGATCTTCGGATCCTACCTAAATATAAAGAACAGAATGCCCCAAGGAGATAATTAAATGGCAAATATCGCTGATTTCAAAGCGCAACTAACTGGTGGTGGCGCACGTGCCAACCAGTTTTATGTGCAACTAACCTTCCCTACTTTCGTATCGTTGGGAATCGTCGCAGGTCAACAGGGTCAATTCCTCTGTAAGTCTGCTCAACTACCTGCTTCCACTATTGAAAACTTCGGTGTTCAGTATCGTGGTCGTGCAGTAAACTTCGCTGGAGAGCGTAGTTTCGCACCATGGTCGATTCAGATCTATAATGACACAAACTTTAACATCCGTAATGCTCTTGAGCAGTGGTCCAACGGTATCCAGAATTTGATCGGCACAACTGGATTGACAAATCCAAATGCTTATCAGGTTGACTTAGCAGTTAACCAACTCGACCGTAATGGCGCAGTTATCAAGTCTTACACCTTCCATGATGCTTATCCAACTGAAGTTGGTACAATTGAACTAGATTATGACACAGTTAATGCAATCGAAACATTCCCACTTACCTTCACATACAATTACTGGACTTCCAATACATCAACTGGTGCGAATGGTGGCTTCGGTGTTAATACTACCATTAACACACCAATCGGTTCTTTCCCACTTTAATCGGGAGAACCCTTTCGGGGGTAATATATAATGCAGATATTTGGGTTTGAAATAAAACGTAAACAGGAGAAGGCACTAGAATCAATAGTGCCTCCTTCCTACGATGATGGGTCAACAGTTGTTAATTCAGCTGCTGCCCATTACGGCATGGTCATGGATCTTGAAGGTATTATCAAGACCGAGAATGACCTTATCCGTCGCTATAGAGAAATTTCGCAGTATGCTGACTGCGATTCAGCCATTGAGGACATCGTTAATGAAGCGATCATTGCTGAAGAAGATAAACAGGCAGTAGAAGTTGTACTTGATGATTTAAAAGTATCTGAGAGTATTAAGAAAAAGATTCGTGAAGAATTTGATCATGTGCTTTGGTTGTTGGATTTTGACAGCAAAGGGCATGATATCTTCCGTCAATGGTATGTTGATGGTCGTGTATTCTTCAATGTAATGCTTGATCCAAACAATGCCAAAAAAGGCATTCAAGAACTTCGTTATATCGATCCACGTAAGATTCGTCGCATCAAGCATGTTGATAAGGCAAAATCTGATAAAGGTGTCGAGTTAATTAAATCTGTAGAGGAATATTTCCTTTACAATGACAAGGGAATCACCGAGCAAACTATGCAGGGTGTTAAGATGTCCCTTGATTCAGTAGTGTTTACACCTTCTGGTCGTGTTGATCAGAATACTGGAATGACACTGAGTTACTTGCACAAAGCAATTAAGCCAGTGAATCAACTAAAGATGATGGAAGATGCATTGGTCATCTACCGTATCTCTCGTGCTCCAGAACGTAGAATTTTTTATATTGACGTTGGTAATCTGCCCAAGCTGAAAGCTGAACAGTATGTCAACGACATTATGAATAAGTTTAGAAACAAAGTAGTTTATGATGCAACCACTGGCGAAGTGCGTGACGATCGTAAGCATATGTCCATGATGGAAGATTTCTGGATGCCACGTCGTGAAGGTGGCAAGGGTACTGAGATTACCACCCTACCAGGAGGTCAGACTCTGGGACAAATCGAAGACATTCAGTATTTTCAGAACAAGCTGTTCCAAGCATTGAATGTGCCAATCACAAGACTTCGCCCAGATCAATCATTTAATTTGGGTCGCTCGTCAGAAATTACTCGTGATGAAATTAAATTTAATAAATTCATCCAACGTATACGTAAGAAATTTTCTCATCTATTCCTTGACGTCCTTCGTGTGCAGTTGATTGCAAAGGGTGTAATCCGTGCGGATGAGTGGGATGAGATGACAAAGCAAATTCGTTTTGACTTTCAGAAAGATAATTACTACTCTGAAGTTAAAGACGCTGAGATCTTGACAGGTCGTTTGAATCAGTTGCAGTTGGTAGAACCATACGTAAGTAAGTACTACTCGGAAAGCTGGATTCGTAAGAATGTTCTACATCAGACTGATGATGACATTGAACAAATTGACGAAGAGATCGAAGAAGAAAAAGAAAAGATTGCTGAGAGACAAGCAGACCAACAGGAACGTGCAGCTGCTCAGGGATCAATGGATATGCAACCAGATGAACAACCACAAAATGGAGCACCTCAATGAGTGAATCAGTAAAGAATTTAATTAACGCAATTTCCACAGGAAGTGCGATTGATACAGAAGAATCATTTAACTCAGCCATGGCTGAAAAGATTTCTGTTAAACTAGAAGCAATGCGTCAGGATGTTGCAGCTAATATGTTTAAAACAGCAGAAGCCGTAGAAGAAACTACAGAAACAAATGAGTAAACCTTTTAGCGAGTTAAGATCCAAACTCTTCGATAGTCTCGGAGTGTTGGATAAATACACTTGCTATGACAGTGATGTAACTGTCAATAAAGATTACTCACTGACCATAGATGGTCATAAGTTGGAAGATACCTTTGAGAGTTTGGAAGAAGCGAAAACATACGCAAAACGATACGTTGAGAATCAGAAATTACTAGAAGATATTAATACGACAGTACCTGAAGAAAAAGTAGCAAAGTATATACGACAGTTCCACAATGTAGATAAAATTACAGATACACTTATTGAATCATATATTGAACTCGCTTCTTCCAATCTGTTTTCAGTTGACCCTGTTGTTGTTGCTATCAAAGAAAGATCAGCAGTGGAGTTTAGTGGCAAATTAGAGTATCAGTTAGCCGATGGTAACATCGTTGCAATAAATGAGGATACCCAAGAAACCCTAAATAATTTATTACAAGACAAACCAGAAATTGTTGATTACATGCGTGAGAGTAAAGATAACTTTATGCATATAGTCAAAGAATTAAGTTAAGGAAAAATAATGGCAACCAATTTATCAGTTTTAAAAGCATCCGATAACGAAGCTGCATTTAAATTCTCTGGCGCAGGAACAACTACTATTGCTCTTTCTGGTCCAGAAATTTTGCACTCTAATCAGGTTACAGCTGGGGCAACTCAAACTGTAGATATTACAGGATTTGCTTTCACTGGCGCATTGGATGCAGTTATTACAATTTCACGCAATAGCATTGTAATCGCTACTTGCCCCGCAGCATCGTCAAACTTCATCGATCTTGGTGGTCAATTGCTAATCCCTGATAGCACACAACATACAAAAGATATCGTTGTAACAATTACTGGTCAGGGAGAGTTATGGTTACGTGTTCGCAAGATGGGCGGATATCAAACCAAAGTTGAAGAAGCAATTTATGGTTCATATGACGATATTACTCGTATCGGTGCTTCGACCACAGTAACTGGATCTCCAGATAAGGTGTAACAATGAAACTTATCACAGAAGTCTATGACACCACTAAGGTGATCGTAGAAGAAAAATTAGGTAAAGGAAAACAATACTTCATCGAAGGTATTTTCCTACAATCAGAATTAAAGAATCGCAATGGACGTATGTACCCAGAGAAGGTAATGGACAAAGAAGTCCAGCGTTATTGCGAAGAATATATCGATAAAAATCGTGCTTATGGTGAGTTGGGTCACCCAGACAGTCCTTCAATCAACCTCGATCGTGTTTCACATATGATCGTTTCGTTGAGAAAAGAGGGAACCAACTACATCGGGAAAGCAAAAATTCTAGACACACCAATGGGTAAGATTGCAAAAGGTCTTCTTGATGGTGGCGCAAATCTTGGCGTTTCTAGTCGTGCACTTGGATCTCTCAAAACAAATAATGAGGGTGTCCAAATTGTTCAAGACGATTTCATGCTGTCAACAGCAGCTGATATCGTAGCCGACCCTTCTGCTCCTGATGCTTTCGTTCGAGGCATTATGGAAAATAAGGAATGGGTTTTTGTTGATGGAAAATATGTGCAAAAGAATATAGAAGAAGTTAAAGCTACAATCAAGAGAACTTCTTCTGCAGGTCTTAACGAAGCCAAGTTACATGCTTTCCAGCATTTCTTGGGTAAAATTCGCTAAATAATAAATAATACCATAGAACTCATCCAGTTATAGGAGATACAGATGTCTATCGAAAGAAAAATCGCTGAACTTCTCGCTGAAGCAAAAACGCTTCAAGAGGAAAGCACAGAAGCCGTAGTTGAAGAAACAACTGAAGAAGTTGTTACAGAAGCTACACAAGAAGTTACAACTGAAGAAGTTGTAGTTGAAAAAGTTAAAGAAGAAAAAGCTGCTCGTGAGATCACAGTGGACGTGTCTGAAGACGTCGCTGCTCTTACTAATGGTGAAGACCTCTCTGAGGAATTCAAAACCAAAGCTGCTACAATCTTCGAAGCTGCAGTTATTACTCGTGTAAAAGCGGAAGTAACTAAACTGCAAGAAGAGTTTGATAATCAACTTGCTGAGCAGGTTGAAGAAATCAAAGAGGGGTTAGTTGAAAAAGTTGATGGATACCTCAACTACGTAGTTG